CGTTTCCTCTTGGAACAAATCTTAGCTGTATTAATTTAGAACCTTCTAGGATTTTTGTTCTAAAAATATTGTTCATAATTTTAAGAGGCTTCCAACTAAAATAAATATAACCATCTACAATTTTGAATTTGATATTATCAATTCCTAATTCAAATCGTCCATCTTCTTTTGGAAGATATCTTGGTAATTTAGGTCTACCTAAATATTTGGAAGGATTTTTTGAATAGTCTTTAACAGATGAGAAAAACGATTTCCAATTCTTATCTAGTTTTCTCAAAGTTGCTTGTCCTACGTTGCTGCCAATATCCTTATACGACTCTGAATTTTTACACAAGTGAAATAATTCATTATATTTAATCCAATGGGCGTTTTCTATTAGTCCTTGCTCTTTTTGTTTTGATGTTTCTATAAATTCCTGACGGATTATGTAATTTCCATAATTATATAAATTCTTTGATTCCCAACATAGTTTATCTATAACAGGAAATAATTTATCATTCTTCTTTATTCGATGTTGTTCTACTCTACTTACTTTCATAAGTTCTCCTTAAATTAACATGGTTCTAAAACTTTCTGATGAGCTGAGAGTCATCAAGCCAGGTTTATTACCCTATAAATTAACATGGTTCTAAAACGCGCTTGCTGTGTACCCGTAGACTCGCGGAGGTTTATTACCCTATAAATTAACATGGTTCTAAAACCTAAAATATGTATTCGTAATTTACTTGGTATTCTTGAAGTTTTGAGTTCAATGGGTGAAACCCACACCCACTATCCAATTGATTTATCTTTTGGAATACTTGCGTGGAATATTTTTATATTCCACTTTATTATTCTCTTATTTATTGGGATTCCCATAGCCGAATGGCTTAGATATGTTTAAAATTTCCGAATGAAAGATTGGATTCTCATGAGTTCTCTTTTTCGTCCATAATTGCCCCACAATTAGGACAATATTTTGATTCTAATTTCTGGTTATAGTTCAAACAAACTGAGCAATATACTCCTTTATCTACTGCAAACCAATGACCATGCTTTTTGTTGGCTTCTTTTGTATCGTTTTCTTTGGTATCCATTGGGATTGTCATCGTTCCTGCTACAACATTTGCATTGAGATATTTTGATAGAACTTCTCCAAGCATTAACTCTATATTATCTACAAGTATTTCATTATTTGGGATATACGGTCTATGGAGTTCTAACCATTCATTTATCGTATAGACTTCTATGTTGTCTGATATGCCCATTGTCTTTGCTGTGTCCATAAGATTATTTTTATTGCTCATTGTAGAAGTAATAATTGGCTTTCCTGTTACATATGCTGTTGAAACAAGCATTGTTGTTTTGCCAGTGCCACGTCCACGATTTATAATTCTCATGTTTTCGCCTCCAATCTATTATTCTCCATATTCACAAGTATCACATGTAGAAAAATACTTGTCGTGATCTATGCAGCATTGTGGTCTGTAATCGTATTCATATTCTTCTTTAGTAAAATTTATACGAAATGGTTCACATCTACAAGTCAACATAGACGCAATAGACATTCCGTGAATAATAGCCATTCTGCACTGACTATTACCTTTAAACACCGTAGAATCAACCATCTTATCGAATTCTTTCGAAGCGATATAATCCAATATTTTCTGTTGTAATTCAGTTGAATCAATAAGCATTTTATAATTATTCATTTAGCACCTCTTTTCAATAATCCAAGGATATGTTACTTTTATAAGAAGCTATCTATAATTCATTCTTCTCTCAACTTCCTTGTCATTTTCTTCATTATTGAAATACTTATAAGCAAGAGTCATAGGATAGCTTGAATCTTTTGCTCTGTCCCACATCATAAATTCCGTCCAATTAACTTCGCCTGCACCATTACACCAGCTTGGATCTTCAAATAAGCCATGGAAAACACTCTGGAATGAATGCTTTTTTCTCTGAATATTCCTGTCTTTAATAACAGTTGATTTGTTGCATCCTTTTATTTCTACAAGAACATCTTCGCAACCTACTCTTTTACAGAGTCTTACAAACCACTTCATAAATTCTCTGTAGATTTCTTCAAATTCCCTGTCTCTTAAAGCTGCATTTACAACAAGAATGTATTCATCTTGTGTCCGTAAGCATCCTCTACTGCGGCTCTTATATCCATATTTATCTACCAAATTGTTTGTCACTTCGCCAAATTCATCACATGAGCATAAACCGTTGTAACCGTTTTTCTGAATAATATATACATCCATATCGCCTCCAGAACCCGTTACTCTTGGCAGATGGTTCAGCACCGTTTCAAGAATGTATCTTTTTTCAGGTTGCGTTCTTCCCATAGGACAAACCGTTACTGTGCCGTTGATATAAGTCCAACTAGACATTTTTAAATACCTCCTTGTTTAACATCCTCTCTTTACAATCCAATGAAACCTGAATTTACTTTTAAATTTATTCTCCTAACTTCCTACCACAATAAGGACAATATGCAATATATTCTCTCTGATGAACAAATCCGTCCTCATATTCATCCCATTCAGAAGTTTCAATATCCAAGTAATATTCATTTGTTAATGGATCTACATATATCTGATTGTCGGGCGAATCATAATTACAGCGGTTACACATATTTATTCTCCATTCTCGATGATCTCTTCCAGTGTTCTTGGCGTATAATTCATATAACTTTTCATACATCCAACATTCCACATATTACATGGTTTATCATATAAAGCTGTCATTTGATACTTTACTTGCCGCATCATATTATCTTCAAAACCTGTATGCACATGGCCGTAGAGATGGTAGCTTCCGTAGTAGTGATCCTTAAAGCAAGGAATTGGATAATGGCACAGAACTATAATCTTATCGTCGCCAATATCAAGTTCCTTGTAATCGGTAATCTCGCAGAATCTACTCTGTAATTCCTTATTCTTTAATAACTTGCCATCATGATTTCCCTTGATTAGATGTATATGCCCATTCAGATTATTAAAAACTTCTATAGTTTTTGTTGTGTTGTACCACGAAATATCTCCAAGCAGGTATACATCATCATCAATTTCTACTGTATTATTCCAGTTTTTTATAATTGTCTCGTCGTTCTCTTCGATTGATTTAAAAGGTCTGTTGTCAAATGCCATGCAGTTTTTATGTCCAAAATGTAAATCTGATATAAAATAATTCATCTTTTCACCTCGCTTTATCACATTCATTGAAATCTAAAAGCATCTTATATTTATATTCTCCAAATCTTTCTTTCCAACGTTTCTTTATTTTTTCTGTGTTCCATTCAAAAGGAAACATATGATAATTGATCAAGAAGCAACAATTCAGCAAATCGTCATAACTCCATGTTTCTGGCATATTTATCTGGGATAAGACAGAATAGCTTCCATATTCAGCATGTCCATAGTAATGAGCAATTCCATCATCGTCGAAAATCTGAGTAAACAGCTTACCTAAATCATGGAGTTCTGCGCCTGTTACAAAGCCATCAAAAAATTCGTCGCAAACGTTAAAATATTTTCCAAATGAATTACACGAACTAATGCAATGATTCAGCAAATCCATTGTATGAAACGGCGTTTTTTGATCGTAACCACGCATCATTTTTAAAAATTCTGTTTTTGTGTAACGCCGATACCATTCTGCACTTCTCGAAATAATGATTTTATCGAATCCTTCTTCATAAAATGGCACCTGAAAACGCCTAATTTGCGCAGACAAAACCTCTTCTGGAACAGGGTGTTCTCTGTTTAAATTGTCCTTTTTGCACTGGACAAATGGTTTTGCGGTAATATAGCAAATTTTTTCGATATCTAACCCGTTGATCTTGTCCATGGTCGCTCTTCGAGATTTCAAAGTTAAGTTTGTCGCATCAGCTATCACATTCCTTTTATTCTCCAAGTTGCGACGAATCGATCCGCATAATTTCCGGTCAACTCTTCACGAATTGAATCCGACGACACAATTACTGTGTTGGCATTTTCTTTTGCGATCTGAGCGGCAACAGTAGACTTCCCGCTGCCGCTGATTCCGCACATAATCCATAGTCTAGGTTTATTCATTCAGTTTCCTCTGCAAATATATCGGTATAATTCGAAATACCCATATCTTTTAGTTTTAAATACTTCGGATTTCCACTTTCGTTAGATTTGATGACATTGAATGGCTTTCCTAAATATAACGATTTGCAATATCCTCTATATTTTTTCGGCACATTCTTATCGATCCAAATCATGAAATTTTTCTTATTGTCTTTTGGTGCTTTATTATAATATTCTCTAATTGCGCTCTCAGTGGTTTCGATGTAGTTCACCACAATAGTAGCAATTTTTTTCACATCATCATGGTAAGCAACTGGAAGCTTTGAAATTAGATCGTCGTATTGCTCATCTGCAATAGAGCGAATGATTAGATTAATAGAAGAAAGTTTAGATAGTGCTTTATGAATATGTACATAATCGTTGTATTTCAACTTAACTTTGTATCCATCAATATTGATTACAAAACCTTCTGCTTCGTCAGAAGATTTGTCGTCCAATTCGCTTAAAATAACATCCAACGTCTTGTCAAACAACTCTGTTGTAGGAATATTGTACCTGTTAGCGCACTCCAACACTTCTTTGTATGAACACTCTCTTCCAGATTCGTTGTCCCTAATTCCAATCAGATATAATCCTTCTTGTTCTTTCGTATACTTGACAACATGTGCATCTTTCAGAGAGATGTATTCAAAAATAAAGGTTGTTCCAATGTGATCTCTCAGCATTTGTGTATACCCCGGCAATTCACCGATCATTCTGTACCCATCCCGCAGTCTCCACGAATTATCTGGGTTGATCGCTTGGCTTCCCGCCATAACAATTTTCCCGTTGTACCACGTTGCTGACTGCATAGATCCGTCCAGCTTATTCGAAAATTCAACCGTCTTAGCAGCTGCAATTCTCTTTTGTATATTCTCCAAACTGGTTTCTTCCGTCTCGTTTAAATTCATAAATTTACGGAACGGGCATAAAACGATCCGGCATCTTACGACATCAATAACAATGCTTCTGCACTCACGGTAAAATCCGCCATATCTTTCCCAGATATCTTCTCCAGAAGCTTCCTCTTCGCCGTCATAAACGTTGCTATATCTGCCATATCTCAAAAGCAAAAAATTGCCATGCTGATTCAGCTCTAAGCAAGAAAGAATATCTTCGTATTCACGATATTGTTCACAAGGAGCCGAATTATTCAGCTCCTCTACCCATCTTTCCAAGCAAGTTTTTGATTCGTCTGTATATCCTTCTACATAAGAATATGTAATTACACCAAACTTGTTTTTGTACTCATTTTTAATCTCAATAAATTTATTTAATACTGGATTCCAACTCATATTACTGATCACCTAAAATAATACTTCTAGCATGTCTCATAGTTGTGCTGTTACAAAGTTTTCCAAAAAATTCTCCGCCTGCCAAAACACTTTCCTTTTCTTCTTTCATGCAGTCGTCAAAAATTCTTTTTGGGAGTTTTTGAGCAACCAATTTCATATCTTCTGGACCAAGTTTTTCCGGAATAATTCCTTCGTCGCGCATCTTATAAATTTCCTTTTCAACACGATTTCTGGTAACAACCTGATTCACAATTTCCTGTGCGTTTGCTCTTGCGGCTTCCTTTTCAGGGTCGATCACTTTTTCGCGCTTCATAACTTCGGTGAATTTGTCATTTACAATTTTCAAAACTGCCGGATATTTTCTTGAGGCATTGTTAATCATAGTCATATTTTTGCAAACAATTCCTTCTTCCTCTGTCTCGGCATATACAACCTGGCTCATAAAACTTTTACAATGATCCCAAGAAACGAATTCTCCGTCATATAAAACATGGATATATGTAAACCCAAGTTCTTCCGCCAGCTTTTTTACTTCGTCCTGAATAAGCCAGCGTTCCGTTTCTACATCGTAAACGTCGTACATGAGCCAAATATTTCTAAATTCAGGCTTATAAACCACCCTATGCTTTGACGCCCACTCACCAAAAAACACGTAATTCGGATAATTTTTGAATTTATCAGCGTCTAAAGATTCTACAAAATTCCAAAACCCAGACAATGTATTCTTAAAATCGAGCTGGTGAAGTCTCGAAAATGCATTTAATTTTCCGGTTTCCGTATCATATCTAAACGAAGCATTTGAACCATCGAATTTAATCTGAATTACGATATGATCTCCAACGTGAAAACTGCATGTGTTTGCTTCCGTCAATTCCGTATTCTCTTTGATACGGCAAATGTCCATAAATTTCTTCTGTTCCAAATTCCTCTCACCGCAGTGAGTAGTGCGCACTTTACCCTATAGGAACTCAGACTTCCTTTCTATGTAAAATTTTTCATTTTTAACTGGAATTTTTGCAAAAATTAGATATAATATACTCATCTTGCCCTCAGCATTAACAAGTCAGAGTCCTTCCGTAAATGAAATAATATTCTCATGGGCAAGCGTAGTATTATTTCTGAAGGAGGTGCTGCCTATGTTATCAGATATCGCAACTGTAATTTCTTTCATGTGTGTAACCGCATTAAAGTTTGTTGACCCTATTACTCTGACTTGGCTGCCGAAATAACAATCCCCATCCTCGATTATTATTATGAATTCCTACGAATTCACCCTAAAATTTAATCTTCTAGTTTGTTACCTTTTTCTTCATTACAAAGCTTACACATTGTTTGATAATTGTTAATATCATCAGCGCCACCTTTTGAATGTGGTAAAATATGATCTTTTGTCATTAAAATTTCTGTGCCATTATCATCAACTGCATACAAATTCAGATGATATGCTTTGTCTTGCAAATGTCTTTCTTTTGCAAAATATCTACCTTCAATTCCACAAACCACACACCTGCAGCCTTTTGTAAAAAACGTTTGGTATCTTTGACTGTTACCTTTAATCAAATCTCCATCAAAATCAACCTTTGCGTTTCTCTTATCTTTTTCAAATAAAACATCTCTTACTTTATCTTTGACTTCGTCGATGGAATATACTTCTTTGCGAATCAAGTCCTCGTGTTTTGATTTATTCATAGCGACATCTCCTTTAATTTTATTGTCACATAATTATTCTCTCTTTTATTTTGGAAATAGTAAGCAGAAATGCTCTTAGATAAAAACATTTGAAACGTGGTTTTCCTACTGATTTATTCTCCTGGTTTTGTAATTACATTATTATATTCTCTGTTTTATTATGAAACTTTTTGCTTGCTTCTGAAAATACATCATAGATACTTCTATATCCACCATCATTATTTTGTATATCTGTATCGAATAATTCTTTAAAGAATACATTAAATGCTTCTAATTGTTCTGATTCTGACGCATTTTCATCTGCATTTATAATCCTTATTGCTCTGTCTAATTCCAATAGGGCACCTCCTCAAGAAACCAAAATTTCTTACTTTAACAGCATATAGATTGCATATGGATAGTAAATATAATCCAAAATCAAGCTAAATAATAACTGGAATCTATGAAACTTATAATCTTCAACATTGTAAGAAGATGCATTCCCAATTTCACAAATGTTTACGAATAAGTGCCATAAACAAGTAAATACCTGCAAGGCAGACATAATAATAAATTCGGTTGTCCCAATCTTATTGCCTAACACTGCGTAGAAAATAATGAAAAACAGTTCAATTAAGAATAGAAGGAAGATGGTTGTGCCTCGCGCTTCAGCACTATAAGGTTTACCACCACTCCGGTCTTCATCATTTTTTAACAGCTTAATCATCTCGTTCTTCCATAGTGTTTTACTTAATGATCTTGGAGTATTCTTTACTCTCAAAAACGCCAAAACAAATAAAATTGCTAATACTAAAATCTTCATATTATAACATTTCCTTACCTTCTACACTTAACACTGCCGCCAGCATCGATATCTCCCGATACATTTCCGCAAGTTACAGAACCGCCTGCATCAATGTCGCCATCGACATTACCGCTCACTTCGCAGCTTCCACCACAATCAACAATTCTTACATTACCGTGAACTGTTACTGAGCCACCGCAATCAATATTATTTACATCTCCTTCAATGACCACTTTAATATCACTACTACATTCCTGAATGGTATCGCCATCCACAATTACTTTCCCATCCCTAATAACTACATTGCTTCCTGAACAAATGATGGTTTTGCCATTAATCGTAATTCTGTTCATACTCTTTTCCTTTTCTTATAGTTTTGATATTTGCTAATCTCTTATGGCTTAATACACTTAATGCATCTTCTATTCCTTCATAATAAGCAGACTTCATATCTGGATTGCCATATTTTTTCGCATTGTCAAAAACTTCTTTTATGTATCTTTCTTCATCTTTCTTATCCTTAAATAAAATTAAAACTTGTTCGTTTATTGGTGGCATTCGGTCTGTTGTACTTATCCATACACTCATTTATTCTCTTTATCTTCGCCTAAAATTTTCTTTCGTAATGAGTTCCAACCATCATCATAGCCATCACAATATTCATCCATATATTCATCATTGTGTGTCTCATCTGGCAATTCTTTTAACGGACACCATCTTTGTCTAAAATCTTTCGGATAAGGATAATCAATTGTACGGTTATTTAAACCCACGCAACACATATCAGAATAATGACCACAAAAACATGGACATTTATCGCAGCTACTTGGCATGTCCATCACTAAAACAGCTTTACTCATTACAATCCCCCTTATGCTGGATAACATTTTGGCAACTTGTTTTTTACAACTTCGTAAGTCATTCCTTTGATAATATCTACTGAATATCTTCCGCTATATGGAAAAACCCATTCCAAATGAACAATACAATCCTCTCTGTTTGCAATGTCAATGCACTGATTTATTTCATCATCAGTTGGTGTTCTTCCATCAGCTCTATAATTTTGCACTAATTTCGTATAATTTTCTCTCCTTTCTCCATAGGAAATTCCGCTTTCTAGCGTGCTGTTTTCTTATAATCCTGAACTAAATTTCCACAACAAAGTGGCAATTCAGCTTTTGCAGCTACATCAACAACTACCTTCAAACCACAACTTTCTACCCTTTCTTTGATCTTATTCATATTCTCCCAATTCCACTGAATTGCATCTTCAAGACCATGTTCTTTTGTAGCAGTTGTTGTATTGAGCGGCGTAATCTTAACACAGAATACATTCGGATCAAGACCATATAACTTATTTGGATCAAGTTCCCAACCAGCTCCACAAATAAAATTCAAAGTGATGAGTCTATTATTATTTGGCATATTATTAAATTCTCTCTTCATCTCTTCGATTGTTACAACATCTGCACCACCAAATAAATATTTTCTCTCATCTTCATTCGTACTATTTGTAGAAATCTGAATATGCATAAATCCATCAAGATATTCTTTAACAGACATAACTTCTTCTTTTAATACATCAACCGGACTCTTGCCAAATACCTTTACTTTCGGAAGAATTGTGTTATAACAAGGCAAGAATGTAAATCCTTCACGATATGTCTTCATATCTTTCATAACTTGTAAAATATTTTTCCAATTGTACTGTGGCTCACCCATGCGGGCAAAACCAACCTTGATTTTGTCGCTCTTAGTAACCTGTGGATGCTGATTAAATACAAACTCAAGCTGTTCCCACATTTCTTCCGTAGACAGATTTCCATGAAAACCTAATTCTGGAACTAAACAAAACTGACAATGTTGTGGACATCCGTACTGTGTACTAATTGCTGTCAGCCATTTTTCTTCAAAAGGAACAAGATTTTTCTTAATCAGATTGGCATCATCAGTCATGATAATTTCCTGAGATTTTCCTTTTGTGTTTACATCCTGCATTGAAGTTGTTTCAATATAGAAATCCTTCTCCTTGTTATAAAGTACGTAAACACTACCGCTTGGATAAGCATATTCCTTTACTAATTCAAAATGTTTCATTTTTAATTCTTTCCTTTGTTTCATACAAAATTTTATAAGCAGCACTCAGGCCAGCTCTATCATCAAGCATTATATTGTAATAGATTTTGTTGCCAGTAAAAGGAATGTAAGGCGGAGACTGATTTATGTAATCAACACTAATTCCGACCTCTATACATTTATTCTCCATAAATTCGTATTTTGATTCGTCACAACACGTACTAAGAATCAATGTACATCCCATACTCTTACATTCTCTCAACAAAGATATTACTTTGTCATATTTGTATCCTTTATTGTAATAATCAAAAACCGTATTGTCGAAATCAAATGCAATAATTATTCCATTATGTAACCTCCGATTTTCAACCAGTCGGTCTATACACATTTCATCATTTAAATACGGATCAACCACAATACTGTTCGATTTCTTCATATTTATTCATCCATACTTTTCTATCATTTTCTGTATAGCCAAAGAAATATGGATAAAGCTTATTGTTAGTTGTGAAATAATAATGATGATATTCGCCATCTGGCAAGAACATAACGCCTGGAATGTTGATAGAATCTTTGATTTTCAAGAAGTTCTGATATGCATTTTTGTTGCCAAACATTTGTCTGAATGTAATCTGCTCTACACCAATGTTGTGCATTTTGTTTATGTAATCGAGACAATCTTCTGTGGTCATTCTCTCATTTAACACATTAATGACTCTTAGATTTGTTGTTTTCTCAATCTCAGGAAGAATATTCTTCAATCGTTCTATTGCTTTTGTATCATACGCTTCAATACTCAAAGCGATCTTCCTAAATTTCTTTATCAACTCCATATCATCAGGAAGGATACGAGTATGTATATCCAGCTTCTTACCGTATTTATGAGCAAGTTCATATACCCGATTATAGAAGTCAATATTTTCTTTCCAATTATAAAACGGATCTCCACCGCCTGATAGATTTACGGTTGGTGCATCAGATTCAGAAATACATTTTTCTAAATATTCCCAATCTATTTTATCTTTATCTGTTACTGCATTTTGTAAAATTGGATGATGTTTTGTAATGCAATATTTGCAGCGACAATCACATCCAAAGTTTGTTATCACAGTAAAACCCCTATTCTGCTCCGTATACATACTTTTTGTCCTTTCTTAATTTTTATATACTATATATTGTATTTTCAACTTGTTGTACTACTATATATAGTATTAAATTCGCCATGAAACTCTCATTTCATTGCTACTATGAAAATACCCTCCGAATGATTTCTTCGTCGGTCATTGTTTTTATTTTCTCGATCGCCTTTTCAACGATGGATCGTGAGCTAACTGGAATTCCAGCATCCTCAATGATGATATCTTCTACGTCTACTGATTCATCTTTGTAACCGCCGGTTGCAAGCCTAACAGTTTCCGTCATGATGCAGTTCGCCGCATCTTCGTCGTGAAGTGTGAAAAACCCTTTTTTGAAGTTGGACTCAGGATAATAACATCGAAAACGATTAGTTTCTGGATCGTACATCCAAAGTTCTTCAGACCACCAGCCGCCAGAATAATCTTCGCACTTATTTCGGTATTTCACTCGAACCTGTTTGCCATTCTTCATAGCTGTCACATATATATTCTCCATCTGAAACCATCCTCTACTCGGTAATAAGCTTAGAATCGATAATGGTAAAATTACATCTGTGAATATAAAGAGGAAGTCCATCTATCATGATTTTTGTCGTTTTTGGAAGATTTTCTTCGACTTCCCAAGTAACATCATCTCCCATAAATGCTCCAATGTTATATCCATCCTGAGACTGGATAAGAATCAGCTTCTGTCCATGCTGACCTTCCTCACGCATGTCATACCACCAATTTTTCAACCCATAATATGTACCAATCGGTCTGTCGCTCACAGATACGTCATAGCCATCTTCTCTTGATGCCTCTTTTGTGTTCAATTCATTTGGAATATCTAGCATTTCCAAACGTGTATCCTTAAATAACACGCTGCTGCCACACGATTGAACATAATTTTCATCAATGCCGATCGTGACGACGGAACTTGTCTCATACCAGCTTGTCCAACTGCCATCCGTATTCCAGCCCCATTGCTTCACTTTATTTGGTTCGATTGTGAAGCTGTTGCCGGTAAAGTTCAGAAAATTATTCCCCAAATTATCGTACATCAAAGCCTCATATGTTACTGCAACCGTCTCTGCTTCATTTGCAGAAACAGCCACAGTAGATCCGTCTCCACATCCGACCATTGCAAGTGTAAGACCTAAAGCCAACACAATTCCTATAAATTTATTCTTCATTTTCACCTCAAAAATAACTGTAATTAGAAAATATTCTGTTTAAACATTCATCATCTTTTAAGACCACTCGAAGAAACCACATCCTACGCGTCCGGGTATCCACGCCTTGTCACCACTTGGTTTCGGCTTTAAAATATCCAATGGCAATCGTTTTTTACCTTCGCACATTGAATGATATCTACAGCAGCTGCATGTGTTTTTTTCATACTCTCGAACCCGTTCATCATATGATTTTCCCTCATATTCAGCCATCATATATTTGTACAGTAAATCAGACATTTCCTTCTTGTCCTTTTCTGCGTATTCATACTTTGTTTTATATTCTCTAAGTTTCTGAATTTCTTCTAACAATTCATCTAACATATCATTCCTCATTCATGTCAGTTTTGTTCTGGCCATTCTCAATCCTCTACGTCACGCACTTCTAAAATCACAAAAACTGCAAAAGCAAAAACAAGCGCAATTAAAAAATATTCCATTCAGATCTCCACCTCCTCACATTTTAAGACCATTTAAAATATCCACAACCTACACGTCCAGGTATCCAATTTTTATCACTTCGGATCGGTTCCAAAATATTCGCCGAGAAGCCCGTCCCCTTTCAATTTTTATTTAATCGTCTCGACGCTACTTGCTTATTCTCTATATGGTTCAGGCAATGGCATCCACGCGATCGCTCTGCCAATTCTTGCCCAATACCATTCTTCTTTAAACAATTCGCGCTGTGCTTTCGTTACATTTCCTGTATCGGTTGTTACAAGCACTTTGATAATTTTTCTGCCAGCATACCTATCGTCATCTTCTGGCATTTGTCCTAGTTCACATTTAATCCATTCCATTTTTATTCTCCTTACGCTCCACCATTTGCACCTGACGGTGCAATTTAAGATTCTTCGGATTAAATACACAAGCCGGGGCAACCCCAAAGCTGCTGTGCGCATAGTGGCTGTACAGACAACCGTCCGTACTCACGTGGCGAACGTAGTGACCGCCCCCGGCGTCTGAGATATACCAAGGTGTGCAAGTCCACATCCATTCAGGGAGAAGTGGAACGTGCTTACGGTACTTTCTGTATTCATCACAACTCAGGATGAAAACTCTATCTGTGACTGTGCCGTAACGGTCATCTCCGTTGTCGGCTACCAAGTCAACCTCATGAGGAATAAGATTATCCTCACCCAACACAGGAAGCAGTTCGTTAAGCAGCTTTCTACGCAGGCTTGACTTTGCGTAGTTGTTGCAGCTGTCATCATCGAAGATATACTCTTCATTGTTCCAAGCAGATGCCATGATTGCCAGAACACCGTCGTTTACGTTGTTGTCAAGAACGATCCATTCAAAACCCCTGAAGTCGAAATGCTCACCTGCGCTTAATACACCAATGTTTTCTTCTTTCATGATTAACTCCTTCATTTAATTTCATAAATAATCTTAGGCGCGCTATTCGAAATTGGAGCAATATAGATGGTTTTGCCGTCATCCTTGAATTTTTCTGGAATTCCAATCACATCAATATCCCATCCATAATCATTTACTGCCTTTTTTAAATCCGCAATTTTAGATTTGAATTGCAACGGAGCCATTATGATAAGCTGCTGCGATGTTGAAACTGTCTTTACGTATTCAAGCATTTTCATTAATTCTTCTTTTTCAAATTTCATTTTATATTTCAACCTTTGCTTTACACTCTATGATTCAAACCGCTTATGGCGATGAGGTCTTTCAGAATTAATTCGATCAGATTGCGCAATCTCTGTAGGATAAAGCATTTTGAACACAGAGAACAAAAATAACATTTTCTGGCCTGTTTAATTCTTAAAAAAATTTACAACAATATCAATTTTTTCTTTGGTATTTACGTTTGGATTAGTTATCTTTTCGTATTCATCTTCCGTGAGTAATCTTGTCTGAACACTTTTGGCGTCTATAGATCTTGCTTTGATCGACTTGCAAATAGTGTCATCATACTTTTTCTGCAAATTCAACCAATACGAATCGCTCACACCAGTCAAATCGGCAAGTCTTAGTGCAATATCTTTGGTTACTTTTTTCTCTCCGCTAAGTAAAAGATAAAGATCGTATTGTCTTATACCCAAATCTTTTGCAAAACAACCAATATCTACATCCAGACTTTCCATGTATTCTTCGATATAATAACCCGGAGAAAACGCAAGATCATAATCTTCCAACATGGTCTACACACTCCTTTTCCTCTGCTTCAACGAAAAATTAGTTTCAAGCATTGTTTCTTTCCTTTAAAACGTGCCATACTTTCAGATTTCCCCAACCGTAGTCGTCCTCATCGTCTTCTACAACTGCAAGACCACGATCTTCGAGCATTTTTGCAACTTCGAGCATTTCAGAAAAATCTCCGCAAGCACGAATTTCTCCAACTTTTATCAGCTTTCCCAACTTCATACAATTACTCCTCTACCCAATATCTAAATGCAAGCGGACATCCATCTTCTAAATATCCTCCGACACACACGTTGTCATCTGCATTTCCAGTCCAGAGAGAACATCCATATTCTCTATATCCCGTATCGTTTTCATAATACGTAGTCTCACAGTATGAACAGTTTTCATAATCTACTTCGTAAATTTCTTCTTCCATATCTTTTTATTCTCGTTTATCCGCAATACACTTGATATTGTTTTCAAGTTTTCGATAAGTCTCATTTGCATTTAGAATATTAAGGACGGTGGCTGATAACATATTTTTCGTAGAATTGTCAAAAGCTTCCTTCATGGCGCAATTTACCTGTTTACGAATGCCATCTGTAAATTCGTCTACAGCTTTCTTAATTTCCTCGTTGAAATCAAATTGACTTTTAATATACTCTTCGAACGTTACATTCTTATATTCGCTATTATATTTAGCCGCCTTAACCCTAAGAGAATTTGATTCAAGTTTTTCTTTGAGCTGCTTTTTGATATACTCCTCAATAGTGTATTCGCGCACCTCAGAGTCGTCCCAATAACCGCCACCAATCTTAATTTTGGTGTTTGCAATATACTCATCGACAAATCGCTGAAAATTTTCCGAAACCTTGTCTTCAATTGCGCCTTTGGCTACTTCTTCCGCCATTTTCCTTACAACATTATCGACTTGGTTTCTCACAACAGCCTCAATATTTTCCTCGATGGAATTCTGCACAAGATTCTCTAAATTTTCCAGATCAATAGTAATTTTCATATTCACTCTCCTTTGTTATATTCACTCCAATCAATCAGAACATACTGTTTAAAAGACGGAAAATAGGTAGTTGCTCCATATTGATCTTTACACCACGCATCAAGCAATTTTTGCAAAGATCCGATATCACATTGGTCATAAGCGTCTTCGTGCAAATATTCGCAAGCATTAGCCGTAACATCTGCTGCGTCGATATGTATTTTCTCAACAGAAGTTACCCATAATCTCACAGGTTTTGTGTACACTTCTTCATCCATATAGTTTGCTGCATAATCGTCAAAGAAATCGTCAATTGTGTCGTAATACTTGTCAAATTCCTCACAGTAAAGCATTGTATCTACATCTTTTTCATCAACTGCTACTGCCTTAGAAACTTTCTCATTCCACTCTTTTATTCTCTTTCCTTCGTCAGCTTTCTTCTGTCCTTCGCAGTCACAATGCGTATATCCTTGATTCTTATATGGTTGTCCACAATAAGGACATAATCTCTGTACGCCATTAAAACAACTCCGGCAAAACGAAAGTGCTTGATGTTTATATGGAAAATGTTCTCGTCTACCAGCTTCAGAATCATCGCCTTTGATACCATAAATATTATTCTCAATCCTCATTCCCAGACCATTACAAACAGGACAAATCCTTTCATGTTCTGTTAAGTCTTTGATGAGAATTTTAGGGAATGATTTCTGAATCGCTTCGTAAAGATTTATTTCTTCTCTATGTGTTGGATTACTCATTTACTCCACCTTTCTTCACAATATCAACAGCATTGTCTCTTACAATCAAATTGTGATTCATCATAGTTCCATCGCCAATGTCTATATTTGCATTGAAAGTCCATTCATCTAATTCTTTTACAACTTTTTCTACATCATAAACACATTTCTGGTTGCCAAGAATTTGCATTACATCTGACTTTCTTACAAAGCCCATTTCGGATGGTAGCTTGGACAATTCTTTTCGCAATACCGTCTTATCAATTAACTGTCCCATATTGTCATTCTCCTAAGTCATTAAATTCTCTACCGTATAAAATATTACCAATCGCAGATTTACATTTTTCTAACGCATAACAATATGCGTTTTTCCTGACATTATCTTCTACAGAAATTGCTCGTTTCTCATATTCACAATCAATTTCCTTATCTATTTCTTCAACAAATCTTTCCAATCGTTCAACAATAGTAGAATTATCAAATAGATTTACACCTGTTGGCTTGCTGATACTCTGAATATATTTATTAACAGATTCATGCTCTTCTTTTGTAGCTTCTCGCATTGAATATTCAAAGGCTCTCAATTCATCTTTGCCGAGCCACTTTACATAAGCACCACAATCATCACAATACAATCCTGTATTATTACCTTTTACTTCTGTATGAAGTGCAACGCTTCCACACTTTCTACAACAGTTCTGATACATAATTTCTCCTTTCTGACAGACTATTCGAAGATATTCTCTACTACTTTCAACTTGATCTCCTGACTAAATTTAGATCCAGCAGCTTTCGGATGTCCACCACCGCCAAATAAGCTTGCTACATCTTTTCCAAGATCAATATCTTCTTTAACAGTTCTGTAAGAAACAGTACAGCCGTCAATATCAATCATTGACACATAATCAATTTCAGGATGCATCTTGCAAAGCCGATTTCCTAATTCGCTAACATATCTATCAGCAAATACAAATCCACAAACCTTACCGCACACTGTATTTGCGAACATTGTCTTATCTTTTTCTTCGATATATCTGTCAATCTCATCCTGCTTTATTTTTAATACAACTTCATCTTTTGCATATAATCTTGGGAATACTTCATCATGAATTTCAGAAATGCACCAACGAACAAAATCATCACGTCCATAAAGATATAATAAATCATTGACCTGCTTGCAGATAATTCCGTCATCACCGAGAGTTGACCATCTCCAAGTGTCATAGTCTCTTACTAATTCAGCAAATCTCTCTAACGCTTTATTATTATCTAACTCTTCACTCAGACAACCATTCATACCTAACCAATGATAAAACAACATAGTTCCCGATGTTTTAATTCCTTTAGAATCTTCGATAACTACATCACACCAATCATACTTATTTAATCCAAGAGCTGTTGGGTGATGGTCTAATAACTTGACATTGCCTCTCTTATTTAATAATTCGGCAGTTTCTTCATTCACACGAATATCAGTAATATAAATTGGAATTGTGTTATCCTGCTCCGTTTCCAAGTATTCTCTTACACTTGAATCAATATTGTCATAATCACAATATGAAATTTCTACATTATCTTTACCAAATGCGAGTTGTGCCAAAATACCACAGCCGATTCCGTCAAGATCTGTATGTGAAAATAATCTAACCATTATAATTCTCTCTTAACTGCATCCATTCTTTTCTTTTGTCATCTTAACATATTTAAGTAACTCACTTTTCTCGTTTGGATACACACCTTCAATTACCAATTGTAAAAGACAATTCAGTGTATTTCCTATTTCTTTTCCTGGCTTATATCCAATCTCAATCAGATCCTTGCCATTGATAGCTAAATCTTTCAATGAGAAACATTCATCTTTCTGTAAAACTTCCTCTAAGATATTTTCGATATTGTCAATTTTCTGAAGCCTACTATCCTGTTCTATATATGCTTGTGCTTTAATATCTGCTCTACGAACATTCAATAGTCTTCTAAATTGTTCTTCTCCAATCTTGTTGAGCCATCTCTTGACATACTTTTCACCGACTTCAAAAGTTGCATCATGATAATAGACAAGCTGTACAACCTTTTCTCTTGTATCATTATCAAAACGGAGTCTTTTCATAATCCCATCTGTCATATCAGCACCAACTCTTCCATGCCCTTTAAAATGTCTGATACCATCTTCTCCGTCCTGATAACAATGTGGCTTCCCTATGTCGTGAAAGAACACTGCTAATGATGTAATTAAATCTATTGGATTTAAGTCTTCTTCACAATCACAAAAATATGCTTCTACTGCATGAATTGTATGTCCCCATACATCATAGATGTGATATGGATTATTCTGTGGAAAATCAAACATATCTTTTATTTCAGGAATAAACAATGATAATACATCACTATATAAAACCATCTGTACGCAAAAATCACTTGACGCAGCGATTTTGCAGAACTCACTATTTATCCTCTCAGCTGATATACTCTCTAAATTCCGATACATCTTATGCAAAACATAAGCTGTATTTGGTTCAAGAACAAAATTTAACTGAGAAGCAAATCTAACGGCACGTAAAATTCTCAAAGCGTCTTCAGCAAACCTATCTTCTGGTTTACCAACACACTGAATTTTGTGATACTTTATATCTTCCACGCCATTAAACGGATCTACAAGACCAACTTCATCATTGTATGCCATAGCATTAATTGTAAAATCTCTACGCTTTAAATCCTCTTTAAGACTTTTTGTAAAAGTCACTTTGTCTGGTCTGCGATTGTCAGAATAATTACCATCAATTCTGTAAGTTGTTACCTCGTATGGTTCGCCATCAACGACAATGGTTATTGTTCCATGCTGTAAACCAGTTTCAATGATTCTTTTGTCCTTGAATATTTCAAGCGTCTCATCAGGTGTGGCAGATGTTGTAATATCATAATCATGAATTGATCTTTTCAAAATGCTATCACGGACGCATCCGCCAACTAAATATGCTTCGTATCCTTTTTCTTGGAGTGTATGAATAATCTCATTTGCACCAGACGGAATTTCAATTTTTAATTGTTTCATGCAAATCCACCTCGATATGTTATATATATTATTATATTTTATGCACTATATGTTGTGTCCAAAAGAAATGCGAGTTTCTTTGCTTCACTTTCTGTTTCTTTCAAGACGCTCAATTTTATCCTTTTCACTATCTGCTCTATTAAAAGGAATAACTCTACCATCTTCAATACAGGTCAACATTACAACATTTGCTTTGTTGTCTATTGCATCAAATTGCTGCTTATGCACTCTGACAGTTCTAATCGAACTAAAATCTACATTAAAACTCATAATTTATACTCACTCTTCCAACTCATATTCCTTGCCCTTTAACGACTCGATAGCAGCTTCTTTTGAAAAGAATACAGTCTTGCCAATACTGTTTTTCGTGAAAGTTCCGCAATAACAATGTCTACCTCTTACAGAAAACGTATATCTTGCTCTAATCTGTTTCTTACATACATGACATTCTTTGATTGAATATACATCATGATAATCTCTGTTAATAACCCATACAGTCTGTCCAATTTCTACGTCTGGAATAGTATTCTTCTTATACTCATCAAACACTTCTCTTAATGACATTTCGTGTTTATTCCAAACTCCATCATTAATATCAAATCCACTATCTGATAGAAACTGTAATAATTCGTCAATGTCTACCAACTGCTTATTAATTAATTTATCAGCCATTAATTATTCTCCTTTTGTTCTACATTGAACGTGTAATCACCCCAATATAAATCATCAATATCTTTACTCGCCATTTCAAACGGCATCTTATACTCTATAATCAGATATGATCTTAATTCTCCCATATCAGAAAACTCTTTTCTTTTTACTTCTCTTGTACTATATCCATCATCATAATCTTCCTCTACAATAAGAGTAAGCACATTAGATGTCATGCCAAGCAGCTTCAGAATCTCTTTAGCATTTGAATCATCTGTCATTTCAGATAAAAGAGGTTTAATGAACTGATTTTTCTTAATCTCATTAACTATCTCATCATTGCCAACCACATGATTGATTACTTCTAATGCAAAATCAAACCATTTCAGTCTCAATAATCTTTCAATGAAACGCCCTAAATATGAATTTGAAATATCATGCAACTGAACAATTCCAGTATTAATCAACTCTTTTGCATAATCATGTGCCTTTTTTAAGTCGTAAAAACTTGTTACTTTGGCAGGATCGAATGAATATCCGCCATCAAAAGGATGAATCATATCACATAAGTAATGTTTACTCTTAGTCATTTTATTGAGCTTATCCAATATTTCAAATGCTTTTTCTTTGTAACCAGGATTGCCTAATGTTCCATTGTAAAATATCTTGTCCTCTAAATTGAAATAATCGTAATGTTCTACAATATTCTCAAGCAATTCATCAGTAGTCTTAATTTCTTTTTCTACTCGAAACTCTGATACATAATATTTACGATATGCATCCTGTTCACTTTGTAATGGCTCTATGTAAAATACTCTATTATATTCAGGAATACCGTCAAACAACATTCTGACTGCAAAATCATCTGTACAATTGGTACGAATTTTATTGTTATACAAATTCACATGACCAGATTCAAGCGCCGAAATACACTCCTCGTATTTTTTTATGTCTTCTTTGTATTTTTTATTCTGTTCTGCCGTAGTTCTCTTCATGCCGTTTTCAGGGACTGGCTTATTTGGTTCTGACATTATAATGTACTTACAACTTGACGCAAAATCTCTTACATTCCTTTTTTCTAAGGGGAAATAATAGTATCCCATTGTTTGTCTCCTTTCTTGCCGTTCTAATTTCCAAATGAAAGAACGATTTCGTTTACTTATATCTACGTTTTGTCGGGAATCCGGCAAAATCGGAATGGGCTGACTGGCTATGACACCAGCCAACCCTAAAAATTATTTATTTTTGCGCTTACCAACAATAAAACCAGCTGCAAAACATCCGAAGAGGACTAAGATAAAAACTCTAATATTTAGAACGATCATGCCGTAATTCCTCACTCAATGATCTTGAATGACACGTCTGTGCGTCTATTCATTGCTCTGTGCTCTTCTGTATCATTATCGACAACCGGATTGCTAGAACCGTTTCCAACAACTACAATTCTGTCAACAGAAATGCCGTTCATGATAAAATAATTCTTGACCGCTTCCGCTCTCTGAAGAGACAGCTTTTTATTATACTCGTCTAACGGATCAGAGTTTGGATTCGGGTCGGTATTACCGGCGATCTCAATAATTGCGCCGTCAAGAACCTTTGCGATGTTAATGAACTTGTTCAGTTCTTCGGATGCACTCGCAGAATCAGAAAACTTCGCGGTATTCTTTTCAAAAGTTACAGATGCAGAACCGCTCAGAAGCGCCTGAGTATCCTCAATCGTCTGCTTATTCTCTTCTGTCACTTTCACAGTTTCTGTGTTGGATACTTCTGTTGTATTGAAGTTGTCCGCAATCGCATCGATATATGTATCGTCGAAAATTGCATCTACAAGGCTTGCATTCACACTTTCTCCAATAGAAGTCCATACGTTGCACATATCCGAATAAATCGTTTTTGCTGTACCATTCAGCAGATCAGAATTATCCTTCCATGTTGTCAGTTTTGCTGTTTTTGTGCTTGCAATAATATCTTCGTCAGATGCAGTGTTGAACATCGGCATCACTTCTCTTACGGCATCAAACTCGGTATCATACATAGAAGAAGCCTCTAATGCACCCTGAATAAACTTTTCCACAACATCTGGATGTGCTTCTGCAAATTCCTTGTCAAACAAAATGCCGTCCATTACAAGATTCGTAGAACTTGCCGTACTAAATAAAACATGTGCATCAGTCATATTCTGAGCCTGAGTCAGATAGGGTTCCCATGTAGCGGCCACATCTACCTGTCCGGCAAAGAACGCCTTTGCTGTATCATCGGCAGTGGAGAATAAAACCAGATTGTCAATAATCTCAGATTTCTGCTCATCAGACAGATCAGAATTGTTCACAAACCAAACAACTAGAGTCTGCGCTTCTGAAAATTCTGGAACGCCAATCTTTGCGCCAACAAGATCGTTCACAGACTGAATAGAGGATTTTGCAATAATACCGTCGCCACCGTTGGAATAGTTTGTGATAAATGGCATAACCACTTCTTTTCCGGCATCAGTAAATTTCTGGGACAGGAATGCTGTTCTATTGATCGTATAACCTGCAGCATTCAGATCGCCTTTAATAAGAGCGTTGCTAGACTGTGTTGCGTCGTTGATGATGTTGATGTTTACTTTGATACCAAGCTTATCGTAGATAGATCCGGGCTGCGTAGTTAATCCCTGGTTGCCATCGATAATGGACTTCCAGCCCGTCCATTCATCCAAAGACAGATTGATTGTTGTGTCTCCGTCGGTCTTTTTCGTAGAATTTTCACTGGATGGCGTTCCGGAATCAGAGGATGTGTCCTTATTAGCTGCTGCGACGTTTTCCTTCACATCGCTAGAAGCGGCAGTCTTGGTCTTAATAAAACCAGTTTTCAATCCGGCAAAAACACCTCCGCCAATTAAAGCCACGATTAAAAATACGATTAGAATTTTCGAAGCCTTCGTAAGTCTAAATCTTTTACTCATTTCCTTTTTTCTCCTTATTTATTGTATTTTTTCTTTAAACTTTCTAAGTAGGCGTTGCTGCTATTTTTCTTGGCTTCAACCTCTGCTTTTGAAAGTTTTGTAGACATTTTGTTGTTGTGTACCACCTTAGAACCTTCTACAATCGCGTCAAGGTCCTTGTTTTTATCGCGAACTGTATCCAACAGCTTATCTGTGGCTGTAACACTTTTCAGCTCGTCCATATCGTCGTATACTTCCTGCAACTGTTTTTTCACCTTCATGTTTTCAACTACTTCTTTGCTCTCGCGTTTCAGCTTTCTGAGATTCTTCTCGCACATTTCCTGCGCTTCTTTTGCTGTATTAGCGGCATCTTCGTAAGCTTTAATCAGCTCCTTGTAACGTTCAATATCAGAAATAATTTCCTCATGTTCGTCCGCCTTTAACTGAGCCAGATCCATCTTATTAGCCTTTACAAGTGATTCACACTCCGATTCGACCTTTTCCAGCTTTGCTTTCAGATTTTTCATATCTCTCTGCGCATTACTCAGTTTCCCGGCGGCAATTCGATAAGCGTTATCCGCTTTGTTATATCTGTCCTGCGCTTGATCGATTTTTTCACTGTAAATAGCCGCAGCTCCCTCCGGAGTCGATGCCATATCCTTAATAAACACCCTTGTAATCCCGGAAAATAACGTTCTTGCTTCCGGAAACATGATGAAGATTAAAATAATGAGAAATACGACTACGGCAAAAATTAACTTTCCAAGTTCCACTTATTCCGCTCCTCCTTCAACAAATTTAATTAGTCCAGAAATTCTTCCGATCTCCGCATTGATAATAGTTTCAGAATCTTTCATTTCTGCTCTCTTATCCGAAACTTCTTTTTCTAGGCGTGCGATTTCCTTTTTATGATCCTCGATTTCAGAATCTCTATTGGAAATTTCGTCATTTCCATCGATCAGAATTTTTTCAAGAACACTTTTCAATGTCTCAACTCTTTTTTCTCCATCCAGATTCACATCTGTAACTGTAAGCCCGAAAACTCCCAGTGTAGCCAAAACTGATGTTCTTTTTGTTTCAGTAACCATCTCTTTTGGAAGGGAATTGATTAAGTCTTCAACTTTAAAAATCGACTTAGACTTATCAAGAAGTTCGTTTTGAGTGTAAACATCCTCAATAAGCGAATCGGTATTTACCGAATCAAGCTCTACCGGGATGGTTTCATCCTCAACATCGTAATTGCATTCTTCGTCCAATTTTTCTTCTGGAACTCGTTCAACAAAAAAATCTTTAAATCCCATCTCTGTCCTCCTAGACATTAAAATTTTATAATCAGATCACACATTTTTTTAGCTTCTTCCGCACTATGCGTAACCATAATTATCGTATTACTCGTTTTTTGGTGCTGATCCATAATAAGATCCTGCATCCTACATCTCGTATCCACGTCTAACGCAGATAGCGGCTCATCCATAAGCAAAATTTCTGGACTCATAAACAACGTTCTGGCAAGCGCAAGTCTTTGTCGCATTCCGCCAGACAACTGCTTCGGATACTTATACTCGTTTCCGCTCAAACCTACGACATCCATCATTATTTTTGCTTTGCTAACATCCTCGGTCGTTACTTTTCCTTTTACTTTCTTAGCGACAAGGATATTGTCCAGACATTTCAGCCAATCAAACGATGTGTAATTTTGATGCATCATGTAAACGTTATTTTTACTTGCTTTAGTAACATATTCTCCGTTTACTAATACGTCTCCACTTAAAGGTTTTGCTAATCCTGCGATTGTTCTTAAAAGAGTGGTTTTCCCACATCCAGACTCCCCTAGAATTCCGTAGATTTTATTGTCAAACCTGTAATTAAAATTTTGCAGCAATGGTTTGTCTCTGCTGTATCCGGTATATAAACTCTTTAGTTCAATCATCAATATATCTCCATTTAAAAATATTCCTAACTAACCATTTTGCAGAAAAATCAAAGATAATGCTGATAATCACAATTACAATAATTGCCATAAACACTAAATCTGTTCTTCCTCTCGACGAAGACTGCTGTATTGTATAACCGATTCCATATTTGGCGTTGATACTTTCTGCAACCGATATGTATGTAAATCCAATACCGTACATCATGATAAAACTATTCATAACGCCTGGAAGAATCGCCGGAATCTGTATTCTCCAAATTGTTTGAATCTTACTCATTCCAATCGTTAGCCCAGTATCAATCAAATCCGGATTGATTTCTTCTAAGCAGAGTACAACAGACGGCATCATATATACAAAAGTTGCAATAAATAGGAATACAACCTTCATAATTTCTCCAATTCCGAACCACATAATTAAAAGCGGATAGAACGCTGTGACCGGAATATACCTCATAATGCCAATAATGGGATTTAAAATGTCTTTTGCGATTTTTGAATTGTAGACTAGAAGTGCCGTTGGAAATGCGATTCCTCCAGAAACGAATGTGGCGATCGTAATTCTTAGAAATGAGTATCTTATTGCTTTTACCAGTTGTCCAGTCTTAATCATTGAAATTAGATCGACAAACACAGTTTTCGGCGCTGGAACGAACAAAGGATTTACATGTTTCGCTGCAATGCTCCAAATCACCAGAATAGAAACCAGCAATACAACTCTTTTTATAAAAGTTTTCGTTTCTCATCCTCCTGTGATTCAAACTCGAGTTCATGGCGCTTTCCCCACTCGTCCAGTTCCCTGTTGCATCCCCACTTTGTAAAACATCCAGAGGTTACAGTTTTCCAGACGCCAGATACTAAGAGAACTTGTCCGTAATAGAATCCACCGGGCTTATACTGTTTAATTCTCGCTCTCATTAGCTTTCTCCTCTTTAGGCGCTATAGAACACATTTTTTCACACGCTTCAATCACATCGTTTGAACTCAATCTTCTGCGCACGCCGTTTTTCTTCCATTCGAAATAAGTTTCACCATCATCGAAACCTACAACCATGCCAGATCTTTTGTTCGGGATTTCACTCGCAATTTCTTCGCACATTTTCATGATGGCTTCCGGCGTGTACGTATTATGTAATTCGTCTGGATGTACTGCAAATAAATGTTTTCGCAAGATTCTTAAAAAGTCATTTACCTCACTCAATCATCTTCATCTCCTTTCTCTATGTCGTTTGGAAAAGTCAAGCAGAACATACCTGCTAAAAGCGAAAGCGGACACAAAAGAAAGATCTTCACAGCATCGTTAAATATCATCGAAATGGTCAACGTTTCGTTTTTGAACGCAAAAACAACGTTTAAAATTGGTTTCAGAAACGTAGCATATGCACCAACAAAAACGATCAGTACAATCGCCGCAACATTCAATAAGAACCATGTGAACACGCCAATATATTCTTTTGCAACCGCTTTAAACTCTTCCACTTTATCCCTCATTTACTTATTCTCCTAACGCAATCTTTCTGTATTCTTCCGGCGTCAGAACACCACGCAGAAAATCAATTCTGTCGCCAAGATGCTCGTCCAGCAAATAGAAATATGCTTTCGCCGTATATTCTTTAATCTTCTCGATTCCTTCCGCCGGTGTAATTTCCGATTCGTCCACAGAGGTAATTGCAACGCTGGTATGGAAATGCGCATCATAATATTGCTCAAGCAAATAAAGCAACTGCTCTTTTGAAAGGTTTTCTAAATTCTTTCTTCTATCTTCCGTCACTGTATAACCTCCACTTTTGTACTCTATTTTGAATTATTGTCGTGCAGTTTTTCTTCTGTGGCAATTCGTTCCCATTTATCGAACCAGTACATTAACGCTGGAAATATGAATGCAATCGTTAAGCATAATGCCATAATTATTGCACCGTCCCAATCCAATCCTCCGTTGGATTTATTTTCGTGAATCACAACAGGATCGAATAGATTTCCAGCAAGCATCCGTCCTTTATTGTTTGAATCAAACACATAATCCAATACAAAATTTAATACTATGTACAATGCTAGAAACAATACGAACAACACCATATCTACACCTCCTCAACCCATCCCGGATAAATCATATTTTTAATCGGCTCTGCACGGCTAATATTGATGGCAGCAACGTGATCCGCATTGTCCTGATAGCCGCATTCAATGCACTTAAAATATGCTTGTCCATATTTTCCTTTAGGACGATTTTTCGCATCTTTAAATCCGCAACAAGGGCACGTCTGAGATGTTCCATATCGTTTCACTTTTGCAACAGTGATTCCAACTTCATTTGCTTTTTGAATAATCATCTGCTGCAACTCGAAATAGTTCCATGTTTGCAGAAATAAATTGTCTTTTTCTCTCTGTTTCATCCCTGACAAATCCTCAATATGGATTGTTCCACATCTGCGCTTAATGGCTAAATTCACAAGTCTTCTTGACAGCACATTGTTATACGTCTTCTGTCTATTTCGTGTCTTCTTTTTTGCTCTGATGATGTCCAGTTTATGTTTTCTTCCATGTCCATCTCTCAGGTTAAAAGATACGACTCGTTGAATTTTTGATCTCTCACGAATATCCTTTAAGGCTTTCTTATGAATTCGATCATCTCCGAGTTTGAATTTCAGTTTCGTATCCGTATTGATTGTTGCGTACAACGGAACTTTAATACCAACATCTACTCCCATGATTTTTTCGGGATCTAGCGTTTTTTTAATTGTGTCATCTTTTGGAAAAGAATATGCCAGTTGAAGGCTGTAAATCCATCGTTTCGTCTTTTTATTTTTCCATCTCTTAAGCTGAGAATCTCCAATTTTATAGCCAGAATCCGGATCTTCCAGTTTTTTAATTAGCTCTTCAAGCTGTGCATTCTTTTTTACTCCAAATCGGAATTTTAATTTATTCGAATTAGTTTCAATAACTTTCTTTTCAGTCTTTTCTTTTCCATTCTTATCGTCCTTTTTGGATTCATAAAACATATTTCCTTTGGCATTATTATTAAGAAACGAAAACGAAAGCTCGTAATATCCTCTTTCTTCGTTTATACATATTGGTTTCGCATTCCGATCATTCCTAATAAACAATGGAATATCTTCCTCAAAAGACATCGGAGGATTACCATCTCCTTTTTGGATTTTCTTTTCCCAGCTATTCTTCCCGGTAAAATAATTCTTATATATATTATTGCTAATCATATTCGCCGCACCAGAATACTGAAATTCGCAATTTCCCCTAGCAACAGCATATAAGACATTCCTAATTTTGTCGCTTCCATATGTGCTTTTCAGCCATTCATTATCTTTTCCTAGCGCACTATAAACATTGCATACGCTAATAATTTTATTGCTTGCGAGAACGGTTTCTTTCTGTAAAATTTCAAAAATATAACCGAATTCATCCCAATCCATCGTTGGACTATCTATGCAATTTATTCTAATAGGTTGACACTTTGTTTCTCTATTGTCAGACATTTTTATCTCTCCGTTCTATAATTCTTGTAATAATCCTATTTTCATGTGAGTCGTTTCAGACTTTCAATCCGCTTACGCGTACAAGTTACATCTAAAATCCGGCGTACGGAAACTCGTTACAAAGATCTTTCAATCCGCTTACGCGTACAAGTTGCATCAAGCCGTGTCTGTGACTGGGATAATCCCTGTGTCTTTCAATCCGCTCACGCGTGCAAGCTGCATCTGGTATCGTTGATCTGATCGACTTTTTCTATGTCCTTTCAATCCGCTCACGCGTGCAAGCTGCATCAGCAAATTTCCACAAAAGACACACCTTGTATGCGTGCGAACTGCTCACCCTAACTGACCCGGTGAGATGGGTTTTACAAAAATAAATACCATAATACAGGTTTTACAAATGTAAATCCTTCGACGAGTGTTGCGCCCACCAAACTTAATTGGCTTTACGGCGTACTTCTCGACTAGGCGGAGCGTGCGAATCTTTCAGGAAAACTATGTATGCTTCCGGTTCGCACCTGCGGTTAGTTCCCGCTAAAGGCCGCTCTAATATGTAATATGGATAAACCGGCTTGAACAAGCCTAAAAGATTTGATAAAATGAATCTTGAGTGTAGTTTATCCTATATTCTATTCTCACGAGGACAGGTTGGTCGGTCGCCAAACTTTTCAACCTGTCCCGTTTTTAGCATACCATATATAGTAGTTCACGTTATCGGCGTACACTATATATAGTGTTTTCAACCTAATGAAATTGTGTTTTCATTGAATCAGTCTACAAACCGCTCCAATCCACTCCAAAAACAGGGAATCACTCTTCTCTTGAACCGATACTTCTTAACTCTCTCGTCGATTTTGTTTTTGATTTCAAGATTGTCGATCTCTCCGGTTCTGATGTATTTATCCATAACCGCATATTTAAAGCCAAGAGCATCTTCGTCTGTGTTGCCACATAACCCGTCTGCCGGAACTTTTTCAACAAGATCATCCGGCAATCCAAGGGTATGTCCAATCGCCTTGACCTCTTCTACGGTCAGATCTGCCAGCGGAGAAAAATCTCCAACTGCATCTCCCCACCGTGTTTCCCATGACAGAAGTGTTTCTGACAGGTTGCAGGTATTGGCAACTCGTCCGTTGACCGACTGCGAAACCGCATACAGTGTAGCCATTCGGATACGCGCCGGAAGATTTGTCTTAGTCTGAGCAGACAGTGGATTACTCAAAACACCCTGAACGTTGCATTCTACTGCATTGACCGCTGCTCCAATCGGAACCACAACACGCTCAATTCCAAGAAAATCACAGAGCTTGTAGCTATCCGCAATATCATGCTGTTCGCCCTGCGGCATCAAAACGCCCAGAACTCTTTCTTTTCCGAGTGCCGCCACACAAAGAGCTGCAACGACGCTAGAATCTTTGCCTCCGGATACTCCAACAACAGCCTTGCAATCGTTGCCGTTTTCCTGGAACCAATCTGCAATCCAAGTAACGATTTTATCTTTTGTTTCAATCGCGTTAAAACTGTTCATCTTTAATCTCCTTTCTCACTCTCATGTTGATATCGCTAGTTTTACACCTATCCATCATCCTTTGTCGCACCTCCACAACTCTACTTCGCAGTTTGAAAACACATACTCGATGATTTTGTAAACCTCGTCCCAATCAGCTCCGCCTCTGGAGCATCCGATTTTATATGGCATTGCGATTTTACCTTTGGCGAAGGAACACTGTGCGATCCATGCTACCGCTCCAAAACATTCTAACAAAGCATTTATATCTGTATACCGCTTTCCATCATAACCATACTTATTTTGCGCGAATAAATTGCAGATCAATTGCTTTTCCTGCGGGATGGCTCTGAATGGATATCCAACAAGGCTAGGATCTACCGGAACGACCTGAACTTTTCCAAGCATTTTCGGTGAAGCCGCTTTCTTATACTCTTCATAGACATGTGGAAACTTTTCTCTTACCTGTAATGCAACACCAGATCTCATCTTACCCATGCAATTTACTTGATGGCAGATAAATTTTGCATCTGTATCAAACAAATCTCCGTCGATAATTTTAATCATCCATTCAGCCTCTTTCTGATCTCCACGAAGTTATCTTCTCTTACTAATACTCCATCTTTGAATACAGTTGTAAGCAAACTTCCGTCCGGAATGCTTTCAGAAGTATAACCATCATGGCAAACAAAACTTCCATCTTCTTCTGCGACATAACACAATCCTTTATGAGACTTCTTCAGATTGTTCCGGTCTGTTTTCGGATTTTTCTGAATGGTATATTCTTTGCCATTTACAACACAATCTGTGCTCTTCATGGCGAACCCAAACGTGTCTCTTGTTAAACAAACCATTCCGTCTTCCGGCGTGCACATTGCGGTGAATGAAAATGCTCCAACTCCAAACAAGATAGTGTTTGCTGCAAATCCGAGCTGTTCCAACTGTGTCCAGATCTGTTTAATTTTCTCGTACTGGCAGCCATCTCCATAAATAATTCCGACTTTAGGATTAAGCTCCTTGTATCCTTTGGAATTTACGCTGCCACCAAAAATCTCATATAGCTTCTGAACGGTTTTTACGGAAATTTCTACGATATCTCCACTGTCAGGACGAACAAGGAATTTACCGTTATGGTTCATAATTTCGTTCTTCAGCTTTGGAAGCGTCTCTTCTACAAGTTTCCAATAATCAAATGAATCGGAAACGTAGCTGAATGATGTATTTTTATACACAGTGGTCAGCAACCTTCTCAGAAGATTTTCTTCTGTTTCACACACTGCTAAATTACTGCAAACCGTTGCATGTTCCAGACTAACTGCGCCAATACCAATATGATTTTTCGCACAATCTGCGCCATACATCTTGTCAATATACTGCATTGCCGGAATTGTAGAAGTTTTGTCAAAAGATAACAGCCATGAGCTGCTTGCTCGAATTCCATTGTCTACACCAAGACCTCTAAATCCGAAGTCTGCCATTGCCATCGCAGGATTAGCGCCATCAGTTGTCTTTTCGTAAAACTCATTTGCTAGTTTTCTATACTCGTGTGCCATTGTTGCCCAGTTACACATTCCAAAGGTTTCTGACTGGACGATGCACTCTATCCACTGCACAGTCCATGCAAAATCCGGATGAGTGTTTGTCATCTCGATACATGGAACACCCATAGGAACCTGCGATCCTTCCGGCAGCGCTTTCATTTCAATCGGTAGATATCCTAAATCGTGAAGTTTCTCAATGCGGCTCAAATCGTAACTCTGAGCGCCGATCTGCGTATCGAGATATTTCTTATACTCCGCCACAACTTCTTCTTTTGGACGCTTGAAAAACGTGTCATTCACCAGATCGATCAGGAACTCTTTGATAAATCCCTGCATCCCAAAGAAAACCACTTTATCAATGTTCTTGAACATAGATTTTCTCGGTGTAATATAAGATGTTAGTCTCGTAAGTCCTTCTGGCATGGCATCAGGATTTGTATTTTTGTAGGTATCAGCCATCAGCATAAAAGAAATATTGTTCATATCAAACCTCCATGACTGTGATCTTTTCATGCTCACCTGTGAACAGGCTATTTGTGGTGAATAATCTTTCTACTGTATTATTCTCCAATGCCTTAATCAGAGTTCCCTTTTCTTTATCAAGTACAGAATTTTCGGTATGCGTTGCATAAGCATAAATTTTGTACGGATTATATTTCTTCAACTCTTCTGCACTGTAGAAAAGACTTCCGCCATAAGAGATAATGTCATCGATCATCAAAATCGTTTTTCCACTAAGATTAATCCCGTTGGTTCTAACATCAAGACCAAGAATTTTCCCAGTCTTCCAGTCTCTTTTCTTTTCTCCATAGCAATAAGGAATATTAGGAAATAATTCAGAATAGCGTTTAGCGGCGCTGGAATCCGGAAAATACAATACGACATTATTTGTTGCTTCCATACTGTGAAAAACGTCTCTAATATACTTCTCTGGCGTTAAAACTACACATCCATTAAGAAGAGCGACAGAAACATCACTATGCGGATCTAAAACGTATACATTCGAAAATCCTAGCGAGTTGATAAAATCGCAAAAATATTTCAAAGTAAAAACTTCGTCCGCATTTTTCGTTCTATCCATTCTTGCATTTGGAACATACGGAAGAAACAATTCGACATCTATATCAGAAGGAAGATGTTCCTCTAAATGCCTTTTGATTAACATCAAATAAAACATTTCGCCATCATTCTCATACTTCCAGTCGATTTTAATCCCATTAGGAAAATATATACCCAATTCATCTACATCAAGATTGATTCTCGGCGTTCCATCCGGAAATTTATTGATTTCTACAATTTTTTCATCAACTTTAATCATGACTTTATTCTCCAATCACATCGATCTGACAACTCTTCATGACTTCCATAGCCGCTTTATGCTTTTCTCTCGTAACTCCAGCACAACAGCTCGCATCTACAGTAATGTTTGCGTGCGGATGAATCGCTTTAAGAATAAGTGCATTGGAAACTACGCAGATTTCGCTGCATAAACCAATTAACTCGATGTCTCCACTCATCGCCTTTGTAAACCAGCCAGACCAGCCAAAAGTTTCTTTATTGATACACTCGCAATTCGGGACTTCTAATCCGTCTACGATATTCCAACCGTCTGTACCATAAATGCAGTGCTTTACGGGCAATTTCTTTCCTTCTGGAGTGTCCAGATAATCTTCGTAATGTGTATCACGCGTAAAAATAATTCTATCTCCGCGATCCCTATACTCTTCAATTTTCTTTCGAACATTTGGAACGATTGCCTTTGCGTCTTCCGAACCAAGAGATCCGCTTACAAAATCATTCTGCATGTCCACAACAATCAGTGTTTTAATCATTTTCTTCTCCTTAATCAGATTTTTATACTGGCTGGATAACACCAGCCAGCTTTTGTTATTCAAGTTCCGCCAGTGCCTTTTCCAGATCCTCATCAGACATATTTTCAAGTGCGGCGTCCTGTCGCTTCGCTTTAATCTCAAGGAGTCGCTGTCTCAGATCTGCATTCTTCTTCGCATCCTCTCGTGCTTTCTTTTCGGCTAATTTTACTCCAACAATATATTTGACAATTTCGATCTTATTGACGATTTCCTCGTCTTCCTTAGACTTCGTATTTAAAAGACTCTCTTCTTCCGATTTCTTTGCCTCTGCATTAAGCGACTTAAATACAGAATCAAGATTCGTAAGAGATAAATCCCAAAGATCAATTACATTAATCATTCCTCTATACGGAAACTGATAATTGTTGCGTGTTGCCACCTCAAATAAATTAATGTCTTTCATGTTAATATTCCCCTTTCTCAATTAGAATTTAATCTTCATTACGCGTTCTGTCGCGCCTTTTACCTTTACAACTAAATCTGCTCTTTTCGTCATAGAAAATCCGATTCCAGAAAGCTGATCATCTGTATTTTCTACATGACACTTAGCGCCCAAAGCTTCAAATACTCTCTTATGTTTTTCAAGGTCATTTTTTAAAAATTCATTGTAATATCCATTAGGCTCTTCTGAATTTTTGCAGCCTTTTAAGAAAAAGAATAAATGTTTATGCCCAATTCCATTCTGATCGTCAAAATAATTAGGGCTATAACTGATAACCGACACAGGGGTGAACTGATTTGTGTCCACATTCCAAATCTTGCGACTAGAGACAAGTGAAGTTCCAGACAATTTTTCTCTAATTGAAAACTCTCCATTTACAGAAAGTGTCACTTCTGCCACCTGAACATTTTCATCCTGTCTTACCGATCTGTTGCATTCAAATGCGAAAATTTCTCCGTTGAATTCGACCTCCGCTTTAAAACCCTTGCTTCCTCTATTCGCAAACTGATGCACAAAGAACTTATAAACACCAGGCTTCATACGAGACATGTCAACCCATGTGATATTTTCAACGGAAGGTCTTCCAGGCATCTGAACTGAAGGATGCCTAATGTCAATATCCAGCTGTCCGCTACATTTTGAGAAATCAGGCTTTCTGCAATATCCGTAATAAATCTCATTTCCATCCGGCTCAATACAATGCGCATCAAGGTCGCTATTGTCATTTTGTTCTTCGTTCCACATAATCGAAAATCTGAGCACACCATCAACGTTTCCGCCTGCCGCTTTTACATTCTGTCTCATGTCGGAATCAGTGATATTTCCTGCATAAGCCCACGATAACCCATTGTTCCACTTGAACATTGTCTTGGCATCTGGATTAACTGGTGCGATCATAGAAACAAAGTTCTTCTCATGTTTATTCTCCACAAAGGCCTCAATTTCTTTTGCAGTCGGAAGCACCTTATCAATAAAATCCTGCGCCGAAATTTCTTCAACTTTAGAAAATTTCTTAGGGTTTACTACAGCATCCCTTTCCATCTGTCCAAAAATATCATCAGCACCAATCATTCGCTTTGCAGCACTCTTGTTTGAAAACAACACATTATTAACGGTAATATCGTTCAGATTGGCAAATCTTCTCTGCAATGAATCCATATACCCAAGCTCTGTAATTGTTTTCTTCGCGTCTTCAAGCATCTTTTTTGTAAAAATCGCTTTGGGCCGCTTATAATTCGCGGGCGCTGTAATCTGCTCATACTTCTTAACTGCCGCATCGAGATCCATATCCTCACTTACATTAATAAGAAGTGTTCCAATAGAATGATTTCTAATTCTACCGAGAGCCATACCTGCTGTTACCGACTTCTCCCAAGCATATAAATCCTTTTCAATATCAGAAGTAAGCTTATCATATTCCTTCTTATACTTCTTGAACTCTGTAAGTACGCCTTTCCACTCTTCACCCTTGTAAAGTGTATTTGAATTGATAAGTTCAAGAATTGTATCAAGTGCATCCATCGAAATTTCATCAAGGGAACGTTTGAATACATTCTTTGTATCTCTGAATTCACCCTTGATTTCCTCGTTGGATCGATCCGTTTTGTTTACGAATTTATCCGGGAGTTTTAAAAAGAAATGATCCCACCGATAAGCCTTTCCGTTAATTTCCTTAAAATTATAATCTGTCCCAATCTTCGGAATTTTAGTTGTATAAATATCTTTTACTGCATGTGCTTTTACAAAAGAATCAAGAGCGTCGCACACCGGCTGATAGATAGTGTTTTTAACATCTAATTCCCATATTGTATGCATTTGATTGTCTTTAATTACAACAGCAGCTCCAATATTTTTAATAAACTGTCGGCAACAATTACAATCATGTTCTCTACGCTCTCTGAAAATCTTATTGGTTCCAGCAGAAAAGCTATCAAGATATGTGTTCCACAATTCATCTTTGTCAACATCTACTTCAAATAAACGATTAGATTCTTTTTGCATTTCATTAAAATGCTCATACAGCTTCTTCTTTAAAAACATGAATTCGTCCATCATTTTCTCCTTCCAATATTTGATATATTTTCATGTCCATTTTATTTACGAATTTTTTGCAGTTTCCATGTAAAGCATGTTGCCGCCAAGAAGAATAACTTTCGTCAAAATCTTCTCTCTTCATCTTATTCTCCACAACAAGCTTCGCCATTTTTACATAACGTCTTTTAGCAGCACGCTTATTTTCATTTCGCAATTTTCGGATAACCTTTCCGTCTTTTGTTACATAAGTATGAAATCCGCAAAAATCAATACCGTTTTTAAATGGAATAATCTGTGTCTTGCCATTTAATTCTAAATTGAGCGTATCTATAAAATCATACAGACAATTTAAACATTGTTTCGCATATTGCTTACTTTCAACAATTAGATAAAAGTCGTCCATATACCTTCCGTAGTATTTGACGCCCAATTCTCCTGTTACAAAACGATCCAAACCTGACAAGTACAACAGGGCAAACACTTGGCTGATCTGATTTCCTAACGGCAAACCAACTTCTTCATTTGTGCTATCAATAAATTTCTCGCATAGCCAGTACAAGTCGTTGTCCTCTATAAAAAATCGAACAATGTCTTTTAAGATTGCATGATTAATACTGTAAAAATACTTTCTAATATCACCCTTTACAATCCAGCAATTGTAACCGTATTTGTAATATGCCAATTGCATCTGAGCGCTCAAACAATCCAATCCATAAAGCGTCCCTTTGTTCTTTTGCCCTGCATAATTCGTTTGTATAAATTCAGACTTCAACTTCGGCAGCAATACATTGTCACACATACTGTGCTGCACAATTTTGTCTTTGAAAGAGCAGGATTTTATTATCCGCTCTTTCGGTTCGTAAATTTTAAATTGATTGTATGGCGAAATTTGATAAGATTTGGTTTCCAACCTGTTCTTCAATTGGTATATTCCGTCCAATGCGGTTATTTGAAACCTCAAACTACTCTTGTTCGAAGAATTATTACTTCGAACTTTACGATATGCTTTGTACAAATTTCCAAAATCGCATACTGTTTCAAAATTAGTATTATTTTCGATCGTGATATTTTACTCCTTTGTATTTATCCTTCCTATTTCAGGAAGGAAAGGATGCCTGTTCTTTTGATTGCAGGACTCTAATTTCGGTGTTTCTCCTACTCTATTTCGTCTTCTGTACCAGAACGGACGCACGCCAAAATCATTGCTACACCAGTTGTAGTTGACGTTGCCATCGTCATTGACATACTGAACATTGTTAGCGCTATAGCCTTTTTGCCAACAGGCAACCTAAAACGATCTCACCTTTTCTCATCACCTTTACGCCATGCAATCGCCATATACTTTACATCGTTGATCTCTTTCTGCCATTTTTCGACAACGCCGATTCCGATAAGCTCTAAGCTTAGAGATATTTCAACGTAGCAGGACAATTTATCACACGATGTAATTGCCTTCGTTTGCAACATAAAGCGCTCCGTTTTATTGGCATCCAATTTCAATCTGTTTGCATCAATTAGCTGTTCATATATATCAATCGCAGTATTTTGAATGCGTTTGATAATCTGAATATATTTAACCGGATACCTTTTCCTGTTCGATGTGATTCGAATCGAATCTTCCATCAGTTTTATCGCTTTAAAAATCACGCCAAGCTCTTCTGTTGCCATTTCTTATTTTCTCCTTAGTGCAAACATTGCAAGATTTAAAGATTTAAGATCTCAAGATGAAAAACGGACGCACGCCAAAACCAACGCTACACCAGAAGTAGCGGACGCCGCCATCGCCAAGGACATACAAAACATCGTTAGCGCCATAGCCCGAAGGAGTGGAATCTGGAGTTGCCAACACGTAGTATGTGTCCAGTTTACTAATTCTCTTGCGAAATCTTCTGTACAGATCGATATTTGGAATCGCTAAAAGATCTCCTTTGACTACTTCATAATCATCCAGTCCATCCAGCGATGTCAGATCCAACTCGATCGGAACAAGTTTGTCCCCAAACTGCTCCTGAAGTCGTTTTACTAAATCGCTTTCTGTTAGATCCTTTCTGACCGCAGATGTCGCATAATTGTTTGTTTTTCCAAATTCGGAAACTTTTTTATAAATACCGTCCATGAAGTAGTATGTGAGTCCCCCGTCTTTCACAGGATTCCAAGCATAGCCTGCAATAACTTCAACTTTGTCCTTCATATACTCTTTCACGGCATCTCTAAATTCCTGCTCGTATCTGCCACGATCCTCATCGAACCATTCCGGCGTCATATCCTGATCTACATTGAATCTCCACTTTTTAATCGGAGTAGCTTTGTTGCCATCCTTCGGCAACAACTCAGCCCTGACAAATCTTGTCATTGCTCCCATCGTGTTGTCCTCAACGCCCAGTTTTTCAAGCAAATCTGAATGACTTTCATTACCATCTGGCGCTAAAACAACTCTGCCTTTAAAAATAATTCCAGACTTAAATCTACACATGCCTTTATCTCCTTCTTTTGTCTTATTTGAACCGTTTATTCTTTTGTTTTCTTGTCTCAAGAATGAATTCTTTGTACTCGGAATAACTTTTGAATTGCATATATTTTCCAGAAGTTACATCCAGGCATTCCGAACCATCTACCAACTCGTATTCGTTCGAAGAAATGACGATATATAACTCGATTCCCATCTGTTTTGCATCGTTCAAAACCAGCTGAAACAGATCTTTCATTTCAATCACATTGTCAATAGAAAATCCAGAATCCATAGCGTCCAGAAGAATCCATCTTTCATTCGGCATTTCTTCTTCCTCTTCCGATTCGTCTCCCCAAATAGATCTTGCAATTGCCTGCCGTATTTTAGCTGACGGATCTCCGATGTCTCCACACCTCAGAAAATTTCCCCATTTAAAAGCAATTTCTCCAAGATTAAAAGAAATGTTTTCGCCTTCAGAAGAAGTAATCCGTGTTGCTGCCAATCCAACATCGCCATTGAACAGATTCATTTCAATAGAACCCTTTCCGTCGGTCTGGTTATCATAAGTAAATGTGGGGATTTTTTCCTTCTTTAACACATCTTTAATATTATGCAGCATCGTGCTTTTACCAGCTCCATTGCAACCAACTAACACCGTCAAGCCCGGCTTAAATTCAACCGTTTCAGCGCTGCATGTATCAAAACCTTCGTCATACGGATCTCTCCAAATTTTGATTTTTCTACTCATATTTTCTCCGTTTAACAAAGCACAACAACGGTTTTCTTTTCGTCGTTTAGCTCAATTTCTCTTTCTACAAGATTTCTGATTTCCCAATAATAATCATCCATAACCGTCATATCTCTTGGATGCGACTCTAACAGCTCAATCAGTTCTCCAACCGTCATCTGCTTGCACCCATAACCACATTTTTCATAAGCATGGCGATTGTCATTGGTCCAACACCGCCAGGAACTGGCGTAATATATCCAGCTACATCCTTTACACTTTCAAAATCAACATCGCCACACAAATGATTATTCTCGTCTCGATTGATACCAACATCGATCACAACAGCGCCTGGTTTCACATAGTCAGCAGTAATCATTTTTTCTTTGCCGACCGCAACGACGAGAATATCTGCACGCTTTGCCACTTCTTTTAAATTCGCCGTATGGGAATGTGCGATTGTAACGGTTCCATTTTCTGCAAGCAGCAGCTGTGCAATTGGCTTGCCGACAATATTGCTTCTGCCGATCACGACGCATTCCTTTCCGTCTATCTGGATACCAGACCGTTTTAGAAGTTCGATGATACCAGCAGGTGTTGCAGGACGAAAACATTTTTCTCCAACTGCAAGTTTCCCAATATTTTCTAGATGAAACCCATCCACATCCTTATGCTTATCAATCGCATTTAAAATGATCTTCTGATCCACACTTTTCGGCAACGGAAGCTGAACTAAAATACCATCCACATTCGCATTTTGATTAAGCTTTTCGATTAAGCGAACAAGTTCATCTGTTTCGATGGCGGAATATTTATAGCAAATACTTGTAATTCCAAGATCTCCACAAGCCTTAATCTTGTTTCTCACATAAACGTCGGATGCAGGATTGTTTCCAACCTGAATTACCGCAAGCGTTTTTCGCATCTGAATCCAATGTTTTTTTATATACTCTTTCAACTCGTTTTTAATCTGATTTGAAATTGCCTTTCCGTCAATAATTGTCGCCATTTTCCATTTTACCTCCTTACGCTACGTTGATTGCTTCGGTATATCTGTCGAAATCCCTCTTCATATAAAGGAAATTTGTTCTTGGATTCGGACTAAAATTGCCAACATTATAACCAGAAATCCACTTTTCGAATTCAATATCCTTATCTTCTTTGAATGAGTAAGCTACAAGCGCCAAAAGGACGCTTTTGCCAGCTTTATACAGTGGGCTGTTATCTGCAACCGTTTCGCTTAAAACGCTATCGTATAACTCTAAATCATCAGATTCCGTCTCTTCGCTTACGTTGTCTTTTACAAACTGAAGCTCTGCATTTTCAGATTCTACCGTTTGAGATTTATCTGCATCTTCAACAGTGTTTTCAACAGTTTCTTCCACCACTTCTTTTGCGCATTCTTCCATCTTTTCTACGGGTTCTTCTGTGATGTTTTCGACAACATCCTCGGTTTTAGGATCGGATTTAATCCCAAAATACTCTTTCATCAACCTTTCGATGATATCCAGTTTTGCCAAAACAACCTTCTTATCTTTTGTGCTTCTTGCGCTATCATATGTATCAAACGACTCGTTTTCATACTCCTCAAATGTGGTACTATGTAGATGGTCTTTGAACTCGATTAAAAAGTCATTGAATCTCTCGTCCGGAAGATTCCATTTTGTAAACCTATCAAACGCCGCGAACCAAACAAAACTGTTTTTAACATTGAAGAGTTTTCCGGTTGTATCGGCATCGATAACTGTTGTCAAACGATCCAGTTCTTGCTTAAAAGTGTCAAACTCCTCTTCTGTTGCATTTTCGTTTAAGAACTCGCCAATTCCACTCTTCCTCCAATTGTCAAGATGGAAAATAGCCATAATGGTATCTGATACGATTCTGCTAATAGAATCTTTTTTTACGTCGATTTCTTTATAACTTCCGCATGATTTGAAAAACGGATGATTTTTTGAGATGTCCTTTATATAACAAGCAATCTTATCCATAGCAAGGACACCCTTCTGATTCGCATTCATATTTTCTTGCTGATTGTATCTCTCCATGTGATAAGCAACATCCTCATTGGTGCAATTCAGCTGTTTCACAACATCAATAGGATACGAGTCAAACGCATCTTTCAACTCATCCGGCAAGTCTGAGTAATATTTGCCTCGCAAATCATACTCAATCACTTCTCGCTCTCCATTCTCTCCGATTCTCTGATAGTATACATACGGCATCTTTTGTTTTTTGCTAATAGGAAATGCGTTATTGGAATATTTTTCAAGAGTGGTCAATCTCTGCAATCCGTCGATCAACCAAATTATCCACAAATTTCCGATAAGCTGTTCGCAAAGTTTAATCGAATCGACGTCTTCGCCTTTTATAACGGATGCTACTAACCCTCCTTGCCTCTGCATACTCCATTGATCCGGCTCTCTCTGCAAAGGATTATCCTTGTTAATCTGCTTCCTTTTGAACATATTCAATAAGGTCTTTAACATATAAGTATCTTTTTTGCATTTGTCTCTTCCAATTACTTCCATTTTCACATCTTCCTTTCTTACGAGTCAAAATCATAAAATGGGGAATAAAATCGACATGTTTCTATACGCCTTCATTGCGCTTAAACAGTCCAGATATTCCGCTTTTGTCATATGTAAAGTGGATATTATATCGTTTTGACGATACCCATCCATGATCAACTCAGCAACTGCCCTCTGCTTTGAAGATAGATTATCTAGATATGCCTTTATTTCTTTTGGCATCACCCTATCTTCCACGATATCATCTTCAAATCCCTTATCAAAAAAGACTTTTTCGACCAAAGCTACTTGAGTCTCTGACATCGGCGCATCCAAAGAGAAGTCGTATTTTCTAATTGGCTTTTTGTTCTCTTCGTCCTTGACACGCAACCTTTTTCCGTCCTTAAACTCTGTTTCGAAGTTGCATTTTTCATAGGTATGACCGTCTCTATACCAGTCGATAACAGCTCTGGCAAAAATGCGGCGGAAATATGTATTTAGTTTTGCTCCACGTTCCTGGTCGTAATCCTCTACACACTGCATCAGAATTTCCATCGCCAATCCGTATGCTTCATCCCGATCAATATCGTAGAATCTCTTCAAAATTGGGTCCACAATCGACCGTAAAACTTGTAGATCGTTTGCACAGAACCGGTTTATCACGTCCACCTGTGCGCTGTCGAAGTTCCATGCTTCGATTCGTTTGCTTTTCATAAACGCCACCTCTTCTAATACCGACGGAATACGCCGAAAATGCTTAATATCTTCACATGCTTACTTTCTCTATTGCAGAAATTACATTTTTTGTAAACTTCAGTTCCATTTGGAGAATAAGAAATAGTTTTGGACATTTTTCGACCACATCTTTTGCAATACACTTCACACCACTCCTTCCAGAATTTCATTTGCCCGCTTAAAATAGTCCGTTCTGCCACGATATTCCGCTGTGACTTCTCGTTCCATGTTTGTCTTTAGTTCTGGCAGTGGCTGCCGCTTCGTAATTCCATCTTGCATAACATGGATAAAACGAAGTGCTTCTTTGATATTCGCACGCTTAGACCGGACATCGATCATGAGATATGTAAGTTTTGCCGCTTTGCTCGCAGATGGATTTTTACCGTTCTTCCGAACATATTCCTGCATGGCATGTTCAACATCAGACAGTGCGCTGTCGTACTTGCTCAACCCAACCTTTAATTTTGCTTCATATGAACTCAGGACATCCAACGTCCAACCGGAAGTTTTGAGAATCGCAGATGTTTCTGCATTGATCTCTTCCAGCACGGAAAAGTCAAACTCCACATCGTTGTCTCCAATAAAGGCATCTGCATTTCCTCTGTAATTGGAACGCTCCTTCTCTTCGCCGGTCGAAGTGTTCACCATCATTAAATTCCGAATCCAGGAATATTTCTTACCGCTCTTCTGCTGCAAAAATTTTGCCTGTTTGTAAGTAAATTCCTTAGCTTCCTGAGAATTTTCTGTTGGCAACAACGTTCCATTCGGCGTTTCCATCACGTAAATCTTTCCATTCGTGAGATGAAACATAAAAACATCACTCCCTTCCTTTTTCGTAAATGCTCCTTCTGCGATTTGAACGCAGGACTTGCTGCTTATGAAGCTGCTCTAACCAACTGAGCTAAAGGAGCAAAAAGAGTAAACTTAATAGAAGTCCAAGAAGTTTTGCACTTAAATATTCTCCATATTTAATTAAAAAAAACGTTAATTGGATTTTTGTTACAGAAATTGTTCGTGAATAGAGGATAAACCTTGACTTTTCGATTAAACTATGTAAAAATGAAATCGAACATAATTTCTGTATATCGTCTTGCTGGCGTATCAGATTAAGTTCAGAGAGAAGTCACTCTTCCACATATGAGGTGCCCGCCTCGTGGAATGAGTGGCTTTTCTTGTTTCATCCGATATTTGCATTATAAAACCGAACATTTGTTCTGTCAAGTGTATTTCGAACATTTGTTCGGTTTGTTCTATTCCTTTAAGTCCTTTAAGGATGGTGGAAATAAAATTGTACTCATTTTTCCAACCGGTTTGATATGATAAATATCCTGCTTTTCCGTATAGCACTTCAACATATCCATAAGCTCGTCTGCCGCTAACGCTATTGTTTCTGCCTGCTTGATAATTTTCTCGGCTTCCGGCTTGCTCTTTTTTACGAAAGAAATCGTCTCGGTTTCGTTTTCAAGATCTCCTATGGCAACCAACACCATCTGATGTTTCCCTTTGCGACTATACTTCAACGCGTCTTCTATAGACATCTCAACATATGTCATATCAGCACCTCCCCCAAAAATTAGCCATATACGCATTGAAGATATTTTTTCTATCCTCTTCGTCTGTGATATGCCCCATGTATTTTTTAATTCTCAGTTTAGAAATCTGTTTAATGGCTTCTGCTAATACCATAGAATCAACCGTTAGACCATTTTCCTCTCCCGCCTTAATAAGAGTATGCGTCGGCTGATTCACTTTTTTAATCTGAGATGTAACAGGCATTACAATGGTTGTTGTTCCGTAATGGTTTCCTAAATTATTCTGGATTATAATAGCAGGTCTTACGCCACACTGAACGGAGCCAGATTGTTCGTTGCCAAAATCAACTAAAACCACATCAAACTGATTGTAATCTGCTTTCATCACGCATCCTCCTTTCTTCGTTTATTCGGACTTATTTTCTTTCTATATTTTGGATTATATATCCAGTTAAAATTGTTGTCAAGAACAATTTATTGTTTTATAGAACAATTTATTGTTTTATAGGACAATTTTGCAAAGTTGTGTTTTTTGGTAAAATATGGTAAAATTCTTATGTACATCAAACGAAAGGGTGGAAAATATGAAAGTTATTTTAGATCAAACGCTCAAAGACAAAAAAATGACACAAAAAGAATTGTCATCCATTATTCATATGCAGCAATCCAGCCTTTCTAAGTTTATTTGCGGAAAAACTACGAGAATTGACTACTCAACTCTTGACAAAATCTGCACGGCATTAGAATGTGAAGTGTCAGATGTTTTAAAAGCCGAGCATGTAGAGCTATATGACTGGAAATGAAATTCGTCTTTCGTTCCCTACGCGATGCGTCTTTCGTTTCCACTGTTGATCGCAGCCTGATATACCATCAGCGGATCTTCTCCGTTCTGAATGGATTTTATTACTTCCAGAATGATCGCACTGTAATCGTCTGTCTTCATTGAGATAACTGGCATATTTTTGATGATCTTATCTGCGTTTCCGGCAAGAACGTCACGAATGAAATTTCCGTGATCTTCCAGATACCGACGTTTCTGTTCTTCGATCATACCAATGTAAACATATGTTTGTTCTACGGTTGCATGATTGAACAATTTCTGCAAGGACAAAATACAGTTAGGATCGAACAGATGAGTCTTATAAATCCAATAACCAAACGTCTTTCTAAGGCTATGCGAAGATACAGGATATTCAATCTTACAATCTTCCACAGCTTTTTTCAGCTTTTTCCTGTAGTTATCAGTCTGCCATTTTACAGCATCAGTCCATTCCACTTCGTAATATAAGTATTCCCCAAGAGTTGCGTATTCTTTATACTTTTTAAACCCATTTAAAATTCTTTCCTTTCTATCGTCCGATAAATCCTTGTTTGCACACCACTGTTCAAACGTAATATTCTTGTAATCAACAGTTTTTTCGCGCTGCTGCCATTCCCATTTTGACTTATGGTAGAAAATAAAATTGTCCAGATTGTCCGTCGGATGAATATACGGTTTATGCTCCAAATATGTTTCAACTGCTTCGAAAACCATACTGCTGACCGGAATCCTTGTAATTTTCCCAGTTTTCTGCTCTACGATTGTATCGATCTCCCTTTTCTTTTTGCCATTTTCGTAGTACAGATCAGACCATTTCATCTTCACTACGTCTCCGATACGACGTCCGATCAGAATCTCAAGCATCGTAATAAGATATCCGTCCCATTCATCACTATTCTCGAACCACTCAATTACATTTTTGATATCTTCAATATTCCAAAACGGTTCAACTTCCGTTTTTCCTCTCTGCTTTGATGCATAATTTCGCTTCTGCGTCATTGTTCAATCTCCTTCCTGAGATATATTCTCCAATTTTGAGTACAAAAAATAGAAGCATGGCAGCCACGCTTCTAATGTTTGAATCTATGTTTATGTTTATCTTAGGAAACACTGCTTTCTTTGACCTGGAAAGCATAAGACAGGTTCCGTGCATGTACAGCGCGGACTATGTGATTATTCCGGGGATCTCTGAGCCACCTGTCCGGACTTTGAGAGCCACCATTCCGGAGAATGAGCGCCATATATTCCGGT